GCCCACCAAGACGTTCACGGTACTCAGGCATTGTCTCGCCGGGAAGCAGAGGCTCAAGACCACCAGCCTTCTCTGCCTTCTTTACTTCGTCGTTAGTCTCAATGTGAACAGACTCTTCCACACCCTCAGGAAGCGTAGTAGGATCAATAGTAATTGGGAACTTATTACCACCGAAGAGCACCTCGGTCATCTGCCCAAAGGCAGCAAGTACTTTAGTTTTAGATACTTTGACAAAAACTCTGGACTTCTCAGTCTTAGTGAATTGGACATCAGGACCATACAGACCACGGTAATTGCGGTATGCTTTGATCCAACGCTGTTCTTCCGTCTCTCGCGCAGTCTCAGCCTTAGAGAAGCGTTCTTCAACGTAAGCAACAATGCCACCAGCAGGCTTGTCATTAGGCGAGTCGCCAGAAGTATCCTTGACGGCAAGCATCTTGACGCTGTCGGGGGAGATGTTGTCTTCTTCCATTCTCATTTCCAATTTGTGTTAGTAGCCGAAGGTATTGTCAGCAATCTGGAAGCCTGTACGTCCAGCATTAGGATCAAGATCAAACAGGCCACTCCTCGGTCGGGTCATAACCCCGTATCTAAGAGCGTCGTACAGGTGGTCTTCTGCTTTTGTGTCCACATCCTCAGGGTTAGTCTTGTCCAGAGGAAGTGAGGGTAGTTGAGAGATCAGGTTCTTGCAAGTATTGAAGATAATCATACGTGGTTCGTCAGTGTACTCGTCAACCTGTAGGCGTCTGTGGATTTCGTTCTTGCCTGCGATACGAGAGCCTCTGCTTCTGTCTGAGGGACGCCAACGGCATCCTTTGAGGATCATACGCTCAGCAATACTGGGGCCAGTATCCCCACGCTTGTGCCACAGAGAGGAGTCAAGAACACCGTACCGTACCTTCTCTCCAGACTCAGCCTCAAGAACCTTTGTTGCTAGGTCTTCTGCCAGAACTTTAGAGACGTACAATTCTCTGTATACAATAAGCTGCTCACTAGGGGCCACAGCAAACCAAAGGACACCAGTGTAAGAACTGTAACCATAGTCTGCGGCACGAAATCTTGGCCAACTGCTAGGGATGTCAAAAGGCTCTACTACATGAAGTCTACGATTAAACTCTGGGAAGGCTGCACCCTCTGCAGTGTCCCAACTACCTTCTAGAAGCTGCTTTCTCTGGTGCTCAGGGAGAGACAAGAGGTTGGCTTCATACATTCCATCTTCGGCTAGGTAAGGGTTGTCGAAGAGGGTTGCAGGGATAAAGCGTCTTTCAAAGAGTGGCTCACCCTCACGAGAATGACCCTTAGGCCAGCGTAGAGTTTCACCAGTCTCTGGGTCAATAGCCCAGAAAGATTTACCGGGTGGAGAGGGATCAATGAAGGCTTTCTTAACCCAGTGATGTCCTGCCCCGCCGGGGTTAGTAGTGGCCCTCTGGTAGAGCTTTAGGCCACTGTCTTTCGTTGTGCGGAGACGAGAGCGCATGTAGTTCCAAGCGTAAGGACTGGCCCACTGAGTAAGTTCGTCAAAACCAATCCAGTTGTATGCCTGACCCTGATAGCGAGTAACGTCATCATCAGCATCAAGGTAGCTCATCCAGAGTGTTGCACCTGAAGGGGCTACCCAAGTCTTGTCTCTTTCTAAAAACTTAATCCCCGGAATGGCTCTGGGGTACAACATCTTTGAAACAGAAACTAGTTCTCGGAGTTCTTCTGTAGACTTACGGACCAGAAGCATCTTGGCATGGGGGTTGTTCAGGTAACGAACTGGGTCAGCCAACATAGCGTAGGACTTACCACCACCCGCTGCACCACCATACAATACTTCTTGTTCATCTGCAGAAAGAAACTCTGACTGAGGGCCGGGATTAGGGGAGAAGATAATTTCCCTAGCCTTTTCTACCTCAATCTTCTGTGGGATTGCTTGGGCCGGAACTGTCAGTACTGACGTGGGTTCTGGTTGAGGTGCCTCCAATTTTGGCTTCGAGTCTTTCGGCTTTTTCGAGGGCCGCTTTGTACTTTTCGGCAAAGTAGCGTTGGTTTGCAGCCTCTGTCTTACGTTTATACTCAAGCTTAATCCTCTTATACAGACCTACGTGAGAAATGGTTCTACCACTCTGCTCAGTCAGCCATGCTGCTACCGCTCTGTAGGAATACTTCTTGAGGTGCTTCTTTGCTTGCTCAAGGAGTTCCAGTTCTTCTGGAATAGGTAGCAGTACGTCTGGGTCAGTTGGGTCTTCTTTGTACCCGAAGGGCATAATTCTCCCGCTTCTGACAACAGGCTTCCACTCGAAGTGGTCACCGTGGTCGATTGGCTTGGGGAGTCTCCATTCTTTTTTGATCTTTGGCATAAGTTACTTATAATACAAACAACAGAAACTGTCAATCACTTTTCTTGGAAGGGAGAATGAAGAGGGGAGTATCAGTCTCAACCTTAACTTCATCCTTGGGCTTAAATCCACCACGATCAAGCAAGTCCTTAGCAGCAGCCATCTTCTCTTTATTGCCGAGAGCAGTAGGATCAGTCATGACCTCGTACATGCTGTAAGCAGCCTTGACACCAATGTGGGCGATATACTTCTTGGTGAGTTCAGCAATCTCAGACTCAATGGACTCTACAATATGCTTGGTCGAATACGTGTCGCTGTAGCCTGCAAGTTTCTTTGCTTTGACAAAATCACCCCGAGCCTCTTCGAAGAGGACATCAAGGAACTTCTGCTGCATCTCTGTAAGTTGTTTAGTCATCTAAACCTCGCTGTTTTCTTTGCAACACTTTCGGGCTGCTTGGAGAACTGCTTCCCTTTCTTGGTGTCTTCTCTCTTCTTGGCACTTGTACGCTTGTACTCTTCACTGGAGAGAGCTTCTCGTGCCTTCTTTGGCAAATATCTCTCGCCAGTAGCTTTGGGGCCTTGTGTGGAGGGTTTACCTGACTTAGTGCCCCAGTCCTCTTTGGTCCACTTGGACATAGACTTCTGAGCCTCAGTCTTCTCTCCGGTGTAGCCCCCACCCTTTTCCTTGTAGATTTTACCTGCAAGTTGCATGGCTCTGGCAGAATGCTTACCGCCCATCTTGGACTTGGCCTCAGCCTTAGCACTCTCCCAGAGCTTTTCGTTGGTTCTACCCATCAGACTGCAACCCTTGTCGTATTGGAGACAAACATTTCTTCTGCAGTGCAGAGGGCATCCACATTACCACTAGAACCAAGGACAATCTCTAATCTGTCTTCAGGCTCAACGACAAGGTATGCCCCAGAGAGCTGAACAAATTCCCCTGCAGACATATTCTTACCACCAATAATGTAGTAGCTCGCATTGTCTTGCTTACGGTACCACTTCAACGAAACAGTGTTAGTGCCGCTGACATTGGTAAAGAAGACAAGGGGAATCTTAGCCCTACAGTTAAGAGGGCAAGTATACAGTACGTGTGTAGCCGCAGTAGTGCAAGCAACAACGTGTGATATTACCCTCTCAACCACTTCTTAGTCCTCTCTATTGTAGAACTTAAATCTATTCTTTGTTTGGGTCTTCATCTTAGTACCAAGCATTCGCTGTATAGCCCCGTAGGTTGCAGGGAGACCAAGTTCTTTTCGCTTTGCTGGCGTCATCTTTAGCCACTGATCGTAATCGACATCAAAAGAAGGTCTTGCGGTGTCCTTGGTCATCTTTCTATCCATTCGACCTGAGACGGAATCCAGAGATGCGTTAGGTCTTACCTGAAGCCCCGAAAGCATACCCCCAATTGGACCAACGCTTTTTAGTGCAGTACGCTGAGCTTTTTTATCTACGGTTGGGGTAGTTACGGCGGTCGTAGTGGCTTTTTTAGCTTCAGCAGCTTTACGAAGTTCTGCAGTGGTCTGTACCTTACGTTCCTTAGCACCAACACGGCTACCAGAGTCTACAGGCTTACTCTTGGGACGAATACTAGAAGTAGGTGCAGACGTAGAAGCAGGTTTAGACGCAGGCTTACTTTCGGTGGCAGATGTATCAGAACTCCTACGAGCACCCTTAAGAGACTCTGCAAGGTTAGGCCCCTTAAGTTTACCTTTAGTGGACAGACGCTCACCAAGCCAAGTGTCCTTAAAGTTTACCTTGCCATCTTTATTGACATCTTTAAGCTTCTTGGCCATTATTTCTTACCTTTCTTAGCCATGCAAGAACCCATAGCTTTGCACTTAGCAGGTGAAGGGCAGGC